ATTGTCTGGAAGCGTAAAGGCAGGATAAGTCTGTGTTGATAGCTGCGGCTGAATGATGAACCGCTGATTCCTTCCTAGTGCATGTTTTTCGTTGAGTCCCATTTTATTTCTCCTAAGTGCTATTTACAGATCTTTGATAAAGGATATCAAAAGCCATGACAAGAGTACCGGACCCACCACGATGGTCATTGCTGTCTGTGTTCCCTTCGTCGGTCTGTGTCCCTTGCCAGTTTGTTCTAATTGCGTTCCCGTCTCTTGTGGTATCTGCATTGATTACGGCAATGATATCGTCTTCTATCTTAGCAAGCGCTTGTGTCTTGAGTTCACCCGCAACTACACTCACGTGTCCGACAATAGTCACCGGCAACCTTACTTGCAATAAATGATTCGGCTTGTATTCAACGGAAGATTGCCCAATCGGCGCAAATCCTACCCATGGCATTTGTGCTGCACCAATATCACCCCAGGGAACCAGAGTCCTCTCGACCGAGGTGACATCCGTCTTGTAACCGTTGGCAATCGATATCGTGTTCAATACTGTGTAAATGTTGTCCAGTATCAACTCTCGAACTGGCGTAGCCATTACTTATCAGCCTTTTTAGCTGACGTATCTGCTAGCTCTGCAAGCCTCTCGTTGAATATTCTCGGCCATTCCTTGCTAGATGCCTCTTGGGCTGTTTCGATGTAATGAGTTGCCTCTAGCTTTACTTTCCTAGCCAAGTTAAACATTACCCTGCCATTTGCATCCATGAGCACCAAGCCAAGCCTATAAGGTATCGGCGCAATGCCCACATGCAGCGCACCCTTGGGATAATCTCTAGGCCACTTGCCTAATGGGATGTCACGATTTGCAAGAGGAATTGCGAGGAACTTGCCTGGGCCTCTGCTAGATCTAATCGTTCCGCCTTCATTCTGAATACCGGCATAAACCAAATCAGAGATAGCACCCGCTGAAAGATTATCACCCGTTTCTTGAAGCATCTGGGCTTTGAATGACCTCATAAGATTACCCGTACCAGGCTTAAAGGTCTTCTGTGCTGTCCTCTTGATTTCACCCTCTGCGTGTTGAGCACACCTAAGCAGGGCAAGAGATACTGCCTTGTTTGAATTCGCTCCTAACTCATAGAGCAAGTCTGCCATCTTATTGGCACCATCAACCTCAAACCCTATCATCAGCAATCATCCCCTGTGGCATCCTCTGGACCTGCTTGTGGGTTATCGAATTGGCCGATGTCAAACGAAGGCTTGATAAAGTCTGACTCATCTTCAAATGCTTGCTTAGCTGCCTTAGACAGGCCACCAACAAACATCTCACTTTCAGTCAGCATCTCACGGCCCAGCTTGTTTCTAAGCTCAAGGTAGTGGTTGTATGCCTGTGACCTAGAGCTGGTAATCCCAGCAGCATTGCGGTCAACGTCTCTCGCTATCTTTGCAAGGATAGCCTCAACGCATTCAATGCTTGAGGGCAATACGGCAGGCTTGGAAGCAAGAACCGCGTTGATTTCTTCGTCACTTAATAGCGGTCTATTTGAATCGGTATCACCTATCCTAAACCGGACCTTGTCTTTGTTTGTGGTCAGGCTGGTTGAATAAGCAAACGACATCTAAAACCCCTTGAAGTTGTAAAGATGTGCAAGCCTAGAAGACCAAGCAACCAGGCTTGCACTTATCCTGTTTTTATATCGCGTCGTAAAAGAACAAACCACAGCTTGAGCTGACGGCTTTTTGGTCCCAATACATTTCAGCCTCTACACGATCAGACGCAAGCTGATCCATATAGAAAGACTTAATCAACGCACCACCAGCAGCATCAGCATATGGATTCCACGAAAATGTGTATCCGGCCGTAGGCTGCAATATGGAGGGTGTAGGATTGACATAGGCCAAGAGCCCGCTTTGACTCACGCCGGCATCCTCGCCAACAGCAAACGCATAAGACCCAGCCGCACCAGCTGCCGCTGAATTATAGATGCCATCAGCAATGACGACCTCATTCAGTCCAAGAAGGCTTGCAAGAAGCTGTTCGGTCAATACACCCGTTTGCGTGTACTTGATAGAATCAAGGATGGTCGCATTGTTCTTAACAACCGCGTAAACATCACGCGAGAGTAAGAGCTTATTAGGACGATTCCCTGTCGCCTTCTGAATGACATCACCCCAGGAATCAACCTGAGCAATGATGTCGGTGGTTGCAACTGTCCAGTTAGCAAAGTTCACACCACCACCTTGACGGTCTGTGTCCCAAACACCTGTGGTCATAAAGTCTTGCGCAAACTTGCGGTCTTCATGGATAAGCATTTTTTGAGCTAGGAAGTTGACAGCATCGCGTTCTGGGTCAATCGCTGGGTCTGCATTATGCCGTACTTCGTCAGCAATGTCCTTATGCAGTGCAAAGCGTTGAGCAGTATACGTTGCCGTAGTTAGCGCGTATTCTGACCCTGCTGATTCTGTTCCCGCTGCTCTAAGTTGAGCCTCATCCCGTAGGAAGTCGGCTTGACTATAAACAAAGTATTTATCGCTGCGGTACTGCACCGGCAATACCGGAAACATTTTCCTTGCAACGAAATTGTTAGCGTTTTGGATGTACGCCACGCTCATCTGCGTTAAAGCAGCATCTACATGAACCTGATTAACTAATGGGTTACTCATTATTTTCTACCTCTCTTCCTATGCTACTTTGCCGTTAGGGCTAAATACCATCGTACCTAACTCGCCATCTGCGCTAGCTGTCTCAATGATAATTCCAAGACGGAACGAAGCGGTATCACTGCGTTTACCTTTGCCGCTTGCGCCGCTTGCTGCGTTATATCCTGCGTCAAAGTCAGCCACTCCTGATTTGATTCTGCTGACGCCCGCAATCAAGACGGATGCCGCCTGACCTTGTGCAGATGGTGTGTTTTGCAGAATACCAATAGGATTCCCGTCATCACCTGATAGCTCAACTTGTCCGGCGGTATTGATTGAGACAAAACAATACTGACTTGCGGATAAATCCGTTGATGCCGGTAGCGTTATGTTCGTTTGATTTTCTGAATAAGCCATTATTTGTTACCCCTTCGCTCTGCTCTGTATTGATTTCGAAGGTCTGTGTTTTGTTCCCAAACCTTGTTTAGTGCAGACGCCTTTGTTAGTGACGAATCTTTTGTGATAAGTTCGGCAGCCATTGATTCAGCTGTACGCATAGCGCTTCCATTGCCTGTTGTACCTGCTCCTGATTTCCCGAACTCATGCAATATAGCTGAGTCACTGCAAATCTCATTGACTGACTTGATCATCTTTTCAGTCTTCTCTGCCAGTTCAGGCGATAGGTTCTTATTGATTTCCATCAAGAAATCACCCAGGTCTTCTGTGCTGAATGTCGGCACATTAGGGAAGCACTCTGCACGCTTGGTGAATGCCTCACGCTCTTGAGCAATCTCCATTTTCTGGATTCTCTTCTGTAGATGCTCATTCTCTGACTTCATAACGCTGAATTTCTTGCGCAATTTCTTTTGCTCTTCTTTTTCTTCCTCGTCATCGTCTTCAGCTTTTTCGGTTTCATCTTCCTCTTCAGCTGCCTTCTCTTCGGCCTCTTCACCCTCGCCTACATGCTTAGCCTCTTCAATGGCTTGCATAACTAGTGCGGCATCCTCTTCAGACATCTCTGCCAATAGTTCATCAAGATTCTTCATCTTTTTTATTTCCTCTTCTGTTTTTTGAAATCGTTTGAATAGTGTGATAGTCACACCCTTGCCAGCGCCTTTATCGACAAAAGCAACCTCGTCTACTTTCAAATCTTTTAAGTCGTTCATAGCGTCTTCCTCTTGGCTGTTCCACCAATGGAGAATTCACTGTATGTCCCGTCTTTAACCTTCTCCCACACATCCGAGTCAATGACCCGAAACCCAACCCACCAGCCAGTTATCCCCTCAGTCATTCCCATTGCTTCCCTTTTTTCGGGCGTTATCATGCACGACTCAATGAGTTCTGCAACTCCCAGTTTATCGTGCATCTCTGTCGATTGACGGCTGCTCTGTACGTACTCATAAGCAGCCTTCTCAAGCTCTGGAATTGATATGCGGTCTTCTTGGTGGTCAATGACAGCCGCTCCTGATTCGTCGGCAATCACAGATGCCCAGCCAAATGCCAGTTGCTGCTCTGTTGCCAGCTTACTGATTGGGACAGCTACGGACCAAGACTTTGATACGGCTGGCTCAAAGTTGGCGATGGAATAATCTTCAGACTCTAACCACGCCTTGGCCTGTGCGGGAGTCCATGTGGAAGCATCGAAGCGTATACTCTGCACTGCAAGTTGATCGCGTGACTTCAGTCGGCCCATAAGTAAGGCAACACCTGTCGGCAAGCCCTCGGTTCTTCGTTTGAATGTATCGTCAAGAAACAAGGCAGGATCTTTTTGCCTCGCTGCATGTTCACCTTCGAAGGGCACATTCGTTTATGCACAGAAACCCGATAAGATTTCAAGTCATATATTTCAAGTCCCTGAAATGACTCCAACGCAACCTAGATTGACTCGTCTGGTTCCTCTTCAACTACATCAACGTCAACTGCCTCTTGTCCGGGGATGTCAAACGGCATGAAGTCACTATCACCCTCGCCTATGCTTAGAACACTCGGTGCATCAGAATCCTTCGTCGGCAAGCCAGCCATTTCTCTGACGTGTTGCTCTAGGCTTTCATCTGGCACAAGCACTCCTGCCGCTGTAGCTTGAGCAATGAAGCTGCCCAGCTGTGCAAGGTCCGGTGTCTCCATATCCCCATGAGACAGCTTAGGATAGTCGGCCTCATCAATCCCATTGTATGCGCATAGCTTAGGAATCGCGTTGCGGTTGATGATGTCAACTATTGAGTCAAGCATGGCACCGATAGACATTGCCAGGATATTGGTCTTAGCGTCAGCCAATGCCCAAGACCCAACCGAGTCCTGACCAAGCAAGAGCATCTCGCTAAGAAAGCTCATCATAATCCGCGATTCATATCTCTTGATTATAGCGTCAACATCAATCGGTCTACGTCCACCACTAGACAGCAAGGCCAGTTTATATCCTGTCGCCGAACCGTCCAAAGAAACTTCACTCGGCAGAACCACCCCTTCGTAAGCATCGCGCTTTATTTTTTGAACCATATTTTCCATATTGGTCCTGATAGACTTTTGTGCTGCACTTGCGTTAGGGTGCATGATTTCAGGCGGAACCTGCATGATTGGCAACCCGGCAAGGTCTCGCTCAACCCCGATGGCTTCAATGCTTTGAATCCTCTTCAGGTAATAATAGCTCTTGTACGCACCCCTTAATAGGCTCCTGCCTTCTGGGTTGTTCTTATGCGTGCGAGTTCTAAACAACAGGGCTTTCTCGATTGGAATGTACCGCATTAGATAGGCTGGTGCAGGACGTTGCCACATGCCCAGGATTGTTCCGTCTTCATCAAGGTCCCAACGGTCAAGGCTGTCTTGCCCTCTTATAGCAAGAGACCTCCAACCCACTCGGCCATCATCATACTTGCTTTCGAAATAGCGGTTGTCTACGCTGCCTCTTCGGTACTTGTAATTGACCTCGAAGAATGCCCAGCCATAGATACACATCGTCATCACTTCAGAGATGAAATCTGCCCAAGTGTTATCCATGTCTTGACGACACTCGTCTACAAACTCGGCAGCAAACTCAGCTGATTCTGTGGGCTCTGAAGCGCTGATGCTCCAATCAACCTGCTTGACCATCATCTCAAGCAAGTACATTGCAGCGCTTATGCTTGCGTCATTGTCTGACATCTCACGATAGATCTGTGCAGCCTTACTGCCTGATAACTGCGGCAGCCATTCCTCAAGCACCCTGCCGTCTCTTGAAACGATAAGCCCTGATGCTCCTGATTCTGCCAATATTGGTTGTTTAGCTCTTCCCATTTTCCTTATCTCCCTAGATGACAGGTGCAACTGTGCATCTGCAATTTACCGTTTCGCCTATTGGTGCAGCTGGATCGCCTGGATACCGTAAAGATACACCCGTGGTTTTATTCCTGAACTTCTGCCCAACCTTGATTGTTTCGCCATTCATCTTATTGTGTTTCCTGGCCCCGCTCCTGTCGTCGTTATAGGCTAACCATTCGATCACCTTTACACCTGTGGCTTTATAGCCCTCATAGGTTCCACTGTTCTGTGCTTGCGTGAGCTCTGTCCTTGCTATCATCGCCGCTCGTTTGTCACTAAACATGAACTCATCTTCAAAGGCTTTTGCTCTGATTCTGCGTGACAACTCCCCCACGCTGGGTTGTGGGATTTCGGTCAAGGCTTCAATGACTAATTCATTAACCTGCAGGTTCACCTTGCGTTGAGTGTCTATGATTATGTCGTGCGCTCTTCTGATCACACCGTCTTCATGTTTGCGCCAAAACCACTTGATGTTGGTGCCCTTGCCTCTCGTCGCATCTTCAACCGCTTGACCCGGAACGATGACACTACCGGCAGCCATGTTTGCAGAATCACCGGCTTCTCTTGCCCCGTATAGATTCATTATGGTTGCAAGCTGTTCTTCAAAGTACTCGTCTTTTGTCTGCTGCTTCTTGAGCTGTCCCTTGACCGCTTCAAGTGCAAGCCTCTGCCGATACCTTCGATAACTGTTGAGCCATTTCATCAAGGCTTTTTCAAACGCCTTAGCACGCGCCTCTCTTTGTTTCCTACGCTGCCCTAGCAACCTGGGGTTAGCTCTTGCCATTGTCTTTATCCTTTGGGCTATAAGCACAGATGATGCAGTCATGATTCTCAGTCAGAGGCACAAGGGGATGCTTTGAGCACTTCACCCCTTTAGGTACAAACACACCGAAGTCATGCAGTTCAGAATCAGCACGGGCGTCGTCATAGCAGTCATCACAATCCCTGCAGACGTTGCCGTGCTTACAGATGAAGTTCATCACAGCCACACATCTCCCCGGTAGTTTGTAGACGGGTTGATTTCAAGAGCAACAGTTCTATGCTTAAGCATCAGCTCAGTGAATGCCCACACAAGGGCATCTAATCGATTAGGGCTAGGCATGTTCGAGTTAGGGACCCAGGAGCAAAGCTCATCTTCTAGGTCCTTGAACAAACCCACATGGCTAATGCGCTTTTGCTCATACAATGCGCTAACGGGTTCAGCTCTTGCTTGCTTGTTTCTTGAGGCATGGATGCCGAGGTATGCAACACTGCTGTCTACTGTTCTTATTGTGGCCTCAACCATATCCCCACCTTGATTCGTCTCAGCTACAATGCGATCGGCTTGCCATCGGTGATAGGCATCAACAGCAACCTTAGCCCATTGAGAAGGGCTTACATGACAGGTCAGGTCTTCAAGCAAATAGCCGACCTGGTTTGCATCGATGCCGGCAACTACAATCCCAGTATCGTCTGAGGTCTGCTTGCTTGTGGTCGCTGGGTCTATCGCCACCACGATTCTCTGTAGCCCACTAGGAACATCAAAGCATCTTGTGTCGTCTAGAGCTTGCCTTGTCCATAATGCACCCGGCATCTCGTCTAATAGTTCAGCGTGCAGTTCTTGCCTACCTAATGTGGTTCCTTCGTATTTGTGCAGGATGTTATCGAGCCAAGCTCTAGCCACGTTTGCTTTATTCTCAAAGGTTGACCCGTGAGTGACTACACAATGGGGGTGCTTTATTAGGTCTCTGATTAGCCTCGAAGGCTTAGGCGTGGTCGTCACAACAGCTCTAGGGTCATTGCCTACTCGCAACCCAAATTGCAGTTGGTCCCAAGCATCTGGGAAACGCCATGCACATAATTCATCTGCCCATGCAGTGTCGTGTTCAGGACCACGCAGCATCTCAGGCTCATCCGCTGAATAGGTGGTGGCTATTGCACCAGTGTGAAACGTGACACGTCTTTTGCTCGGCTCGTAAACAGGACGCTGCTCAGGAGGGAACACACTAAGGATTCCGCTGCGGCCCTCGACCATCACATCTCTGCAGTCAGCTGATGTCCTGCCCACTAGAGCAACTCTTTTGACTCCTTGTTCCACTCTGCTGCGCACCCACTCTGCACCCGTTCTAGTCTTGCCCCAACCTCTGCCCGCTTTGACTAGCCAATAGCGCCAGTGCCCTTTTGGAGGCAGTTGATTCTTGCGAGCCCAGAAGGTCCATTCATGTAGAACTAGGTCCGCCTCCTGTTCCGTCAATGTCGATATCGCCTGTGTCCTCTTGGAGTCTGGAAGCAATGCCATCCAGTAGGCTTTTGAGTTTGTCTCTTGAACTTCTGTCATCAACTTCAACCTCGGCTTTGACTTCAAGTCTGTGCTTGTCATTCCTTGACCACCTATCCGGGTGTCTTCTCTCAAGCATCCATGCAGAGGCTTGCCATTGCTTCTCTGCTGCCCTTTGTACGATGGCTACGTTCCTAACCTCTGCTTCTGCTTCAGCCTCTTC